GCTAAAGAAGATTTAAAACATACTAAACGTAAGTACCCATTAATGGCTCAAGTTAAATATGATGGTGTAAGACTATTATATGATACTACAACTAAAACATTTTATACTAGAAGTGGCAGGAGTTTTAAGTCAACAACGATGTCTAAATGGTTTCCATCAGATTTTCCTGGAGGTTTAATGTTAGACGGTGAAATTATACTAACATCTAATGTTCAAGAAGATAGACAAGTAATTTCAGGTTATATAAATAAGCTACTGAATAATAACATTATAGTTCCTTATGCTAAAATGTGTTATAAGGTCTTTGATATATTAAATTCAAAAGACTTTTATGCATCTAATATAACTAATGACTATTATACCGATCGGTACACCAAGCTGGTATCTTTATTATCTATACATACATCACCTAATATAAGTATAGCTAATACAACCTTTGTTAACAATGATACTGAGGTAGATAACCTATTCAATTTAGTAATAGAGTCAGGAGGTGAAGGTTTAATACTTAAAACTATACACCATAGATATACTTATAAACGAACGTTAGAATGGGAAAAACTTAAGGCTACATATTCTGAAACATTTAAGGTTATAGGTATTGAAGAAGGTACAGGTAAATACGAAGGGCAGATCGGTTCGTTATTAATAGAAAATAAAACATTAGGTATCACATCAAAAGTAGGTTCAGGTCTATCTGATTATTTAAGGTCACTTGACCCATCACACTTTATAGGTAAAAACATTGAGGTATTATTCAACACAGTTACAACAAACGATAAAGGTGAAAAGTCATTATTCCTACCTAGGTTTAAATGTTTTCGATATAATTATGATAAATAAATAATCAAAAATTAAAGAGATAAAAATTAATAATTTTATCTCTTTTTAAGATATATAATGATAGAATATATCTTCAAAAGAGATTAATCTTTTTAATGAGATTTAATTTCTTAAAAACTTAAAGGAGTCTACCATGACTAAGACAGAATTATATACCTCAGTTGCCGAAGTATTGGCTAAATTTAATGTTAAACAAGCTGCTCAAGACGAAATTCTTGCATTGCTTGAAGTTAAAAAAGGTGGAGTTAAAGCTAACCCCGAAGAATTTACAGTATTTAATGCTGATGGCGTTGCTACACACGTTCTTTGTCCTATCACAAACCTTTGGTTCCCGTGTACAGAAGATAACTTCTACTTTACAGAAGGTGTACTTAGAGGGCGTGTTTCTAAGTTCGGTGAAAAACTCAAAAAAGATTTCGTTAAAGCTATTAAAGCTTCTAAAGAAGCAATTCTTAATGATGTTATCAATGGCGTTATTTCTCCTGAAGCTGGTAAAGAGCAAGTTGCTCAGCTTGATGCATCAACACTCGTTGTTCCTGCTGAAGTAGCTGAACTCGGTTCTGCTGTTAGACCTGCTTAATTAGCTCCTAACATAAATCAAAAGGCTCTCGAAATATAGAGCCTTTGAATTTACGTTAGATAAGCCTATAAAACCTATTGTGTAGGCTTTATAGGCTTAGGCCTAATAAAAAACCCGAAAGGACACACTATGGCAGACAATGCTCAAAGTGGATTATTCACAGAAGAGTTGGTTGACGCTAAGTCACCCTATACAGACCTAAAAATAGGTGATGCAGACAATGGAGCTATCTGGTATTTTTACTATGATAACAAAGCTTCTGCGACATCTAAGGATTACGGCGAATTCACTATCCTACAAGGTGTACAATTCGATGGTACTCAAAAGACCATTGAAGGTATTTTAGCTACTGCTACATTAGCATCTTTTATTCCGAACACTCTTATCCATAACATCATTAAACAAGGTGGGTTGGTTAGAGGAGATGCATATAAGATTGTTAAAAAGTGGTCTAAAGATGACAAGTGGGACCCTAAAGACCCTAAGAAAAGAGCAAAAGGTCATGGCTTTGAGTTCTTCCGTCTTAAGGCTTCCGATGCATTTTTAGGTGCACTAAAGCAAAAGCATAAAGACTTATATCCTGGAGGTATTGAAGTAGAGGGTGAGTCAGATGCCATTAGTACAGCTGGAATTGATGTATAAACACATTACTTCAGTAGAGCAACTTCCGGTTTTCGAACCGGGATTGCCCGTCTTCTGTGATATTGAAACAGATGGATTGTACACCAACCCTCGTATAATTCAGATGTACCAACCTTCAAAATACACAGATGTACAAATCATTGACTTTGATAAAATTCCTTATAATACTATTATGGAATTACTTAAGCCTCTTCATACTGTATGGTATAATGCATCCTATGACCTAGGTACATTAAATATAGTTACAGAAAAAGTTGATGACATGTTTTATGCAGTTAAGATTGCGTTTCCAGAGTTCCAGGAATATGCACTAGATAAGACTGTATCTAATATGAAGTTAGGTAACTACTACGAAAATATTGATAAGAAAGCTATGCAGAAAGCCAGATTTATTAAAGGTGCTTATTTAAGTAATGCACAGTTAGTTTATGCGGCAACTGACACGATTGTCCTTAACGATATTTACAACAACGATACAATACAGAAAATCATAAATACTAATTTAGCTTACAAGGTAGATATTTACTCTTTAATGCATACTATTATATGGCAACAAAATGGCCTTGATGTAATAGAATACAATAGACAAAAATATCTAAAAGATGCTAAAGCTAGAATTGAGCAATGTAAGATATTCTTGCCTAATTTAAATGTTAGGTCTGCCAAGCAGGTTAAAGAATATTTAGGTTCAGCAGCATCGGATAAAGCTACATTAATGAGACGCATTATTAATGAAGATGACAAAGAGGCACAAACTATACTAGACCTTAGAAAAGCATTGAATGAAGTATCTAAGCTAGAAAGTTATGCATTCCCTAAGGTATATGGTAAGTTTAATCCTTATGGAACTGTAACAGGTAGGTATAATTGCTCAGGTGGAGATTTAAAGAATGGCATTAATATGCAGAATTACCCAAGACAATTTAAATCAATATTTGGTACAGCAGATGATGATTACATAATGTTAGGTGCAGACTATGCTACACTTGAAGTTCGTTTAGCTTGTATGGTTTATGGAGAGGCATCTATGTATAAAGCACTTAAACAAGGACTTGACTTACATAAGTATACCGCACATCTCCTAACAGGTAAACCTATGGAAGATATTACACCTGATGAAAGAACAAATGCTAAACCTGCTGTATTTGGCTTTACATTCGGTTTATCAGCAGCAAACTTTGTAGATTATGCATTTGATTTATTTGGCTTAAAGTATACACTAGAACAATCAACTACATTTAGAAAAGGTTTCTTTGATGCTTATCCTGCATTTGCTGAGTATCATCAGAAAGCATTTAGAGCTATGACGAAAGGTAACTATATAGTTTATACAGCATTAGGTAGGGCGATTAAGCCCAGATTAGGTACTGATGCTATTAACGCACCGGTTCAAGGTTCTGGTGGAGAATGCACTAAGATGGCTGTACACTTTATGGTTAAAGAAGATATTAGGTCTTTACAAACTATAGTTAATGTTATTCACGATGCTATTTATCTTAAAGTATTAAAGTCTGAACAAGATTATTGGGCTGATCTGCTAGAGAGAAACATGGTTAAAGCCTGGGAAGAGATTTCAAAGTCCAGCCTTTTTAAATATCACGATATACCTATGCCAGTTGAAGTAGGCAGAGGCCAAACAATTAAGGATACATAATGGACAGATATAAACGAAAAGAAAAAGCATTATTTGAAAGTAATGTAGATATAGATAACTCGATTAATGTTTTAAGACCTTCGGGTATTTCAGGTTTTATTAGATGTCCTTATCAATGGTATCTAACCACAATGTTAGGTAGAAGACAAAAACCTGCTGCTGCAACTAGTGCTGGTACATCAGTACATGCTGGAGCTGAGTATGGTTACAGGCAGAAGATTGTATTAGGTACACTACCTAAAAAGTCTGAGATTATTGATGTAGCTATATCAACCTGGGATGACTTAAATAATGGAGTAGACCCTTTAGAGTTTAATGACGGTGAAAGCAGAGATAAATATACGGATGATATTGCTGAAGGTTTAGAAACCTATTATGATATAGTTATGCCGGTTACTGACCCTATAGCTGTTGAAAGACGATACACAGTAGAGCTAGACCACCCACATTTTCATGCAGTTAGTGGAACACTAGACGTTGTATTAGAAGATGGTATCGTAGACCTTAAGTTTACTAAAAGGGCTTCTACGATTATGCACTATACTTTACAACAGTCTACGTATGCTATGCTTAGGGAAGAAAATAATGAGTTTGTAAATAACTTATACATTCATAATATAGTTAGACCTCAAGCTAAAAAGGGTGCTCAAGTATTAGTAGGAGAGTTACCTAAACAAACTGATTATGCAAAGTTTTGGATTGGCCAAATTTTAGATACTGTAGCTGAATATAAAGCAACAGATAATCCACTCCTGTTTAGAGGTTGTAGCCCAGATAATAATTATCTATGTAATTCACAATGGTGCGGTTTCTGGAATGAATGTCCTTATGTTAAAGGATACCGTGACAGTTTAAAAATTAACGTTAAAACACTAGACTTTGATATATAAGGAGTAAAGATGAATTTAGAAGATACCCTATCCGATAGAGGCTCAGTCTATGGGGATTATGAACTAGGGTGTGAGTTTAGGGCAAAAGTAATGGGATTAATTTCAGAGTATAGGGATAAAAACTGTTTATTGCCTTTACTTCAAGTAGACGAGGTACATATCTTTGATATTGTAAATAAGTTATCTAGGTTAGTTACATCACCTGACCATATAGATACTTGGCACGATATTGCAGGGTATGCAACATTAACTGAACGAGTGTATTTAGATAGATATTCAGTACAAGCTACTGAGCCTATTAGTAAAGGAGTTAAAAATGGTAAAAGATAAAACTGGCTTACCTACAGTAACTAAGTTCTATAATCACTTAAATAGAATTAAGGTTACTTGTATTAGTGCACCAAAGTTAAAACACTTGGAAACATATTTATCTGAGTTTGTCCATGCTACATGGGCTGATACCCCTGAAGATTTTGGGACTAATGAGACTTCATATGACACAGTAGTTAAAACATTTAAAGGTGAGTATTTACCTACTGCACTTGAAACTATACAAGTAACATTCAGAGTAGAAGGTTTAGACTTAATAGATGTCACACACCTAATTAGACACAGAACACTAAGTTTTTCAGCACAGTGTACAGCCGATCGGGACTTAAGAGAAGATGATTGTTTAGTTAAGCCCTCGATATTAAACTCTAAGTATTATGCACAGTATATGACAATAGTTCAACAAGCTAAAGAACTATATGCACAGATGGTAGATGAACGAGAAGTTAGTATTTTAGATGCTAGAACTATATTACCCAGGTCCTTATCTAATTTCTATTATGTATCAGGTAATGTTAAAGATATTTTAGCTTTTATAAGAACTAGGTTAGATGAGCAAATTCAACCACAATCTGATAATGTGGTTGCTATGCATATGTTTTTAGAGTTAGCTAAACAATACCCATTCATTAGAAAAATGATAACTATAGGTGGAGTAGATAAGTTCTATTGTGATACAGTAAACTCTGGTACTAATAGTAATATTTATATGCCTAAACCTGAAAATGTTCCGTTTATTAAAACAACTGCTAAGTTCCAATATCCTCCTAGAGATACTATGAAAGGTAGTGAAACTTACTTAGAAATTAAAGAAAGGATTAAACAATGGCTAGATATTATATAGCTTCTGGGTGGTTTACACCAGAACAAGAGAAAGCTAGGCAGGATATACTTGAAGTATTAAAAGAACGGGAGTATTATTCACCTAAAGACCAGTCATGTTTTAACCCAGAGTTACAGAATTGGGATGAAGTATTTAGGGACAATGTTGAAAACATAGATGACTCTAATGTAGTTATTTCTTCAACTATAGGTTACGACCCGGGAACTATGTGGGAAGCTGGATATGCTTTTGCTAGAGGTAAAGAGATTATATACTATGCCCCAGGTATATCTAAGTTTAATCTTATGTTAGCTAAATCAAGTACCAAGGTTTGTACTGATAAAACAAGCTTAGAAATGGCTATACAAGGATATAACTTTAATTATTGTAAGGAAATAGAATGATAGACTTTTACAAGCTAAAGTATATACATAGGTATACTTCAAATGTTCGTATACATACAGAGAATGTTGCTGAGCACAGTTTCTTTGTTAGTTGTATAGTTTTACAAATAGCTAACCTAAATCCTCAATTGGATTTAGGTAAAGCAGTAACTATGGCACTAACACACGATTGGGCTGAAGCTTGGATTACTGATGTATCACATAAAGTCAAACGTGATTACCCAGGAATTCGTAAAGAAGTTAAACATGCAGAGTACCTGGTTATTAAAGAGCATTACCCTGAGTATAGTGACTTATTGAATGAGTTAGATGAAGGTAAATCATTAGAAGCTAATGTTGTACACTATGCTGATGTGGCACAATGTATCCAATACATTAGAAATGAAATTAGCTTAGGTAATAATACTATAGAGTTTGAAAAAATGCTAGAAGAGTCATTATCTAGGGAGATTCAGTTAATTGCTGCACTTAAAAAATATGATATTAAACTATATGAGGAGAGATTAAATGGGTAACAGAGTAGCACATTGGAATTATACTAGAGGTTTAGATTATTGGAAATCTGACTTATCAGTTAAAATCCTTAGTGAAGAGGTTAGAGAATTTTGGGTTGCTTATGCTGAAAGACGATTTATAGATATGTTAGATGCATATGCTGATGTTAGATTTGTACTTGAAGGTAGAGAGTTCCTATATTCAGTGCATCACTTCCACACTATTAAGGAGTTAGATGAACTAACATCTGATTACAAAATAGTTAAGGATTATGGTGCTGGTCAATTATATGCTATTCAAAATATATTGTTAGAACTAGGTATGACATATGCAAACTTAAACTATATTTTTGAAATTGTATGTGATGCTAATGATAAAAAACATGCTGAAAAAACGGGTGAAGGTAAGATTACTAAGGGGCCTGATTGGTATAAGCCTGAAGGTAAAATTGAGGAATATATCAATAAGCTGAATTTAAAAATAGAGTTCAAATGACAGTCAGAGCTTTATTAACTAAGCTAAAGGTAGAAGGTAAAACATCACCAGAGATAGCTAAACAATTAGATGTATCACAGGCTATGTTGTCTACTTATAGACAGCA